CGAACGCCACACATAATCGATCGGCTGGACTTTGCGCGCCGGCACCGTGAACGGCCGCGCGCTCGGCGGCGGCACGCGATGCGTCGGCATTCGCATCTCGAGGAACGAGCCGTCGTCATTACGCGGCGGCGCGCCATTCGATGCGAGCCGCGCCTCGGCCTCGAGCAGACTGGCGAGGCTGCGCTCGCCTTGCGCGATCTTGGCATTGAGCTCGGTTGTCACGGTCAGGTCGGCGTCGCTGACGTTCGAGTCATCGACGCGCGCGAGGTGTTCCTGCAATTGATCGCGGTCGGCATTGAGCCGATTCCGCTGATCGGTAACTCGTTGAGAGAGCGACATTGCCGCGCCCCTTCCATTGGTGGATTTCTTTTCGGCGTGCTTGCCTGCGATGCCGCCTCGATGATTCATTGTGCTCTTGGCGCCGGGCTCGGCGAACACGAGATTCATCGTTGCGGTAGAAATGCGAAGCGACTTGGCGACCGCCAGCGCGTTCGGATTGGCGGGAACGGAAACGAGCGACGTCTCGACGAGCTCCTGCTTTGTGAACGTCGTGCCGAGATATCGCTTGTCATCCATGCGCGGCTCGCTATCGAGCGCGCGGAAACCGACCGATACCGCCTTTAGGATCCCGGCATCGATCAAACGGCGGATCTCGTCGATGCGATCCGATGTGCCTTCCGGCGCGAGCTCGAGCGCGCCGCGCAGCGTCGAGCCGGCGATGCGGATATTGCGCCACTTGCCGATCGGAAAGTCGCTGTTGTGATTGAACAGGGCGATGGGATTGCGCTCGAATGCGGCATAATCCCATCCGCTCGCCTTAATGATGTCACCCATCCGGTCGACCGTCTCATCGGAAAGGATGAATTCCATCCCGCGAACAGGCCCGGCATGGGTTTTATGGTGCAGCACGCGCGCCGCGCGCGAGCGGCCGAATGCGGTCTCGCAGGCCGAACGCGCATCGTCGGGATCGACCGCTGCCTCGCCGAGCCCGTTATCATCGGTCAGCGCTGCGATGCAACGCTCCATGTACTCGTCGCAATCCTCATCATCATCCGGATCGGGACATTCCTCGGGAAGCACGCGCATCGATTGCCGCTCCCGCTTGTCGTCAGAATGAGTCTCGCGCCATACGTTCATACATGCGGCGACGGCCTGCTCTTGCGGCCGCTTATCATCGCCCATCATCTCGGGCACGCATCGCGCCATGAATTCCGATTGCGTCTCGCCATCACGCGGCTTCATGGGCATGGTCGGGACTCCTTAAGTACGCAAAAAATGCGTAGGACTTGATCGCGCCGCAAAAATTGCGTATACGATGCGACTCGCAAGAGGGATCGACCATGGGCCGACAGATGACCAAGCACGAATTCCGGCGAGCGCTCGAGCATTTCGGATGGACGCAGGATTTCGCGGCGATCGCGCTCGGCGTCTCGGTCCGATCCGTTCACGCCTATGCCAACGGTCGGCGCATTCCCCTTGCAACGCAGAAATTACTGCGGCTCATCATCAGCCTTGGCATTGCGCCCGACGATCCGGCACTCGACAAGCCGATCGGCCCGCGCGGCTGACGCCGAATTGTAATCTGGTTGTAAGCCTGCGGCATTTCGCACAGCATTGACCTTGCTATTCGCCTCTTGCGTGTCCCGAAAATTTTGCGTATTGAGCGAACAGAGGGGCGAGATTCCTTGGGGCCGGGCGGTCAATGCCTCGTCGCATGACGAAATACGAATTCCGTCGAGCGCTCGTGCGGCTAGGATGGTCTCAAGGCGCGGCCGCGGCCGAGCTCGGTTATTCGATCCGCACTTGCCACGGATGGGCGAACGGCGTCGAGATCCCGCTCGTCGTGCAGAAGTTTTTGCGCGTTCTCGTCAATTGCGGCATCGATCCGCGCGATCCGTGCATGGATGAGACCATCAAGCTTTTGAAGCCGCAGCCGGCCGGCGCCGAGAGCACAACGTTAGCAGCCATTGCAGATTGACGGCGGGCCCGGCGCGATCGGCGGCAGCGGCTCAATGCGCGAGCCGCTTATGCTAAAGGGAACACGCGCACGCTTGGCAAGCCGAAGATAAGCGCGACCGCCATATAAAGCGCGACGAGTATCACAACCGCAATGTAAAGATTGACCATATTGGCCGACGGCGCCCATCCGAGATGACCGAGGCCCCACTCGATGACGGCGCCGACCAAGAGCAAAACAGCGACGACGATCGCGATATTGATGAGGCCGAGCAGGATTCCACCAACCGTCATCGGATTGCTCCCTTAATTTGACGCGAGCGCCGCCGACTGCGCTTGAACGGCGCCCGCGTCGCGGTCCCGAGCCGTCGGGGGGCGATGCGGCTCGCTTGCGGCGGACCGTAGTTAGACTGCCGTCTTGACCGTGACGGCAAATTCGCGGTCGATTTCTTGCACGACGGGATTTTCGCGCGAGCCCGATCGGAATTTGAGAAAGCCGAGCATTTGAGTCCAGCCGCCGGCATCGATGACCGGCACCGCCGCGCCGATTGTGACGACCATCGTGATCTCATCGCCTCGCGCGTCGAAAAGATCGTTGAAAAGCGTGCCATCGGTCGAGACGGCAAACGTCAGATTGCCGCCGCCCCAATGGCCGGGCATCGTGATCCGCACGAGGCTGCCGCCGCTTAGATCGACGGCCTCGGAAAGCGATTCGCCGGCCCTGATGATCGGCCCGTTGATGATGTTCAACGCCATGGCTCGAGCTCCACACTCAGACCGGCTTATCGGCTGGCGTGCCGGCCGTCACCTGCGCCGTGCGCGCTTCCGTTCTCGGATCCATCGTCACTTCAAAATCAAGGATGCCGACAACCTCTTGAATGCCGGCGCCGAGATCGGCATCGGCCTGAATCGTCATGCGCTGCGTCGTGCCATCCGGCGAGGCCGAGACCGACACGAGCTCGCCGACCCATGAGGTATCCGGACCGGCGGCAATGCTCGCGGTTGCGATCGTCTCATCGCTGACGGTCACAACGGGCTCGCCATCGACCGCGACCGGGCGGCCGCGTCCGTCGACAACCTGAAACGTGAACGGAAGAGTCTGCTCGGTTGTAAAAGTCGAAGCCATTTCCTATCCCCTTTGCTTCGGTTGCGGTTTGTCTCGCGGCTCGCCCGGCGCAATCACGGCCTGCGGATCGACGAGATAGACGTAAATTTTCCACAGCAACTCATCGATGGCGCGCGTGTGCAACACGAGCTCGGCCGGCGGTGCTTTCTCTTGCATTGATGTGCCTCGCGACCATCGGCTTGCCAGACCGGGACTGCTCAAGGCTGCGGTTTGAGCCACTAGCTCCAATGATCGCGAGGCGTTCGATTACCCGATCATCGCGTCGACATCGACGGCGCGCGTTCCCTTGACGAGCGCGATCGAGAACGCCATCGCCAGCGCGACGAGCCCGTCAATGCGGCCGTTGCTTTTGGCCTTATCAAGCTTGCGGCCGCCGGCCGGGTCGCGCGTAACGACGGCGTTCGCCGCGTTCATATTGAGCACCGGATGATTGCCGTGCCGAATGCGGCGTTGGACGACCAAGCGCTCGAGCACATCGACCGCCGGCGTCATGTCCTTGAATCCCTGGCCGTGCGGCACGAGCGCAACGGTGCAGCCGATCGCGTCGAGCTCGCGCTGCAAATCGCCGATGCGCCAGCGATCGAAGGCGAGAGTCATGATGCGGTACTTGCCGTTGAGCTCGGCGATCTTGTGCGCGATGACCTTCGGATCCGTCGTCTTTCCGATCGACGTCACAAGCTTTTGCCGTACCCACGCGTCATACGGCACGCGATCCTCGGCCGCCCGCTCGTCCGGTTTGCCAGGCAGCCAGTAGAACGGCATGACGTGGAAATCGTCGTTTTGATCCTCGTAAATCAGGACGAGCGCGGACATGTCGCGCGTCGCGCCGAGATCGAGCGCGGCATAACATTTCGCGCCGTGCGGGATCTCCGCCTTGCGGCCGCACGCTTGCCAGACCGATTTTTCGATGAATCGCGCATGTGAATCGACGCGCTGATTCAAAATCAGATTGCGAAAGGCGTTCTCTTGCGCCGGCATGCGCTGCGCCTGGCGCGCTTGTCGCTCGACATCCTCGAGCGAGCGAAAGTCGCCGAGCGCAGGATTGGCCTTGATCCATGTCGCCTCTTTCCATGGATCATCAATCTCGTCGGCGGCGAACAATGTCAGATGAAACGACGGATCCTTGTGCTCGCCGGATTTGACAAGCTTGCCGTAATCGATGAGCCGCGAGAGTGGCGCATTGTCGTCGGCGGCTTGCGTCGAGATGACCATCATCAGCGGATCCAGGCGAGCTCCCATCGCCGAGTCCATCGCGCGGTAAAGCAAATCATCGGGCGCCTGGCCGAGCTCGTCATAGATGACCATCGACGGCGAAAGGCCCATCTTGGTTTTGGCCTCACGCGATAACGCCATATAGAGCGATCCATTGTGGAGATCCTGAATCGCTTTCGTGTGCCACATGATTTCCGTGCGCTGCGTCAGCCACGAATGCCCGCCGATGATCGCGACCATTTCCGAGAAAATTTTCGATGCCTGAAACCGATCATTGGCGCACGAATAAACCTCGCCGCGACTCTCGGCCTCGGGGCCCGATAGGTGGGCAAGTGCCAGGCCGGCAGCTAGCTGCGTTTTGCCATTTTTCCTCGCCATGCTCAGGATGGCCGTCCGGACCGGCCGGCGACCGCCCGCATCCCGGTACACATCCTGCACGAATCCCATCTGAAACGGCCGCAACAAGAGCCGTTTGCCTGCCTCGGTACCCGAACTAATTGTTAAGTCCTCTAGGAACGCTTTCACACGCTGCCAGCGCGATAGGCCGGCGCGCTCCCAGGGCTGCCGCTCGAGCTCTGTCGTGCGCCGGATGCCCGCAACTGCTGACCGTCCGCGAAAAGCCATACGTATTCGTGCCTATCGTCACACCGCGTCGCATAGAGAAAAACGGCCGCGAATTGCGAGGTTCACCGTTTTGCTTGCGGATTGTCCAGTATTCGCGGCCGATTTCGCAGGATTTTACGATCAGCCGGGCGCTGGGTAGGTATTCGAGCGGATTGACACCCCGTAGGTTGTATTCGTCCCGGTACAACCTGGCTACGGGTTTATCCTTACTTTCGTAGGAGAAAATTTTTCTCCCAAAAATACGTATAATTACGTAAATTAGGATTTCTGTCCAAAAAGTATAG